CCTACAGCGGCCCAGGCAGCAGCAGCCCTGAAGTATCCTGGAGCCAGGGAAGCTGTTAATGGATTAGCAGCAGCCGAAAGCCCCTTTGCAAATTGGGTGGCAGCCTCTACGATTGCCATTTGACTCAATGAGGAAATAATGCTCAGGCTCATACGTTTAAAAGCCTCTGCAAAAGTAGATTGACCAGAAACAGCCATTCGGAAAGCCTCACCCATTCCTGATATTGCTGTTCCTAACAAATCAAACTTATTGGTTAATCCCTCTGTTACCTCACCCCAGACAGTGATACCTGTTTCGTCGGGGGTTGGAAACACCCATGTTTCTGCTGGTAATTTTGGCTTCCACAATTCTTCACCCAGCCCTGTTTGATCTGTTAGTGAACCTCCCAGATGAAATTGCTCTGCATAGCCCTTTTGTTCAAAAAGGGTGCTGGGCATTGCATAACCCGCTGGAAGTTTGCCAGGGGTCCGCATCATTCCCATCAAATCTTTTTTATCCTGCTGGGTTTCCCAAGCCTGCTGGAACTCCCCGGAGAGTAACCCGGTGTAATCAGTGGAGGTAGGAATCACATTTTTTACGGCATCTCTTAATGTGATAAAAGCCTCCGCCATCTCTAAAGCCTTTTGAATGGTAGGATCAAGGGCTTCCTTTGTAAACGATTTATGATCGGCGGCTAATTGAACAATATCCTCAGCGTAATTCTTTACCAATTCATCAAGACCTACTCCTGATTTGGTAAGAATATGGATCATATCACTCTCTTCTTTCAACATCTCGGTATAATCCATAATCCGAGCCATACCATCTGTAACTTCAAGGCCAAATTTCTTCAATTGAGGAGTAAGCATTCCCGTTAGATCACCAAACTTGGAATACACCTTCTCCATTGTCATACCAGACTTATTAAATTCTTCTGACAAGGTAACATTCAACTGTTGAGCGGAAAGGGTAAAAGTATTAAATTCTTTTTCCATCCGCTTATATTCATCCGCAGCCTGAAAACTACCACCCAAAACTTTAAGAGCATTTGCCTGGGTGTTGATTCCCCCATTCCTTTCTAACATAGCCGGAAACCGGGCACTCTGCTCCATGACTTCATTAATTCCCTGTAACAACCTTCCGAGAGGTGCTTCTACTCCAGTGAGGCTTTTTGCCATATTGTTCCAAAGCCGTTCCCACTCAAAAGCAAAAGTCCCTCTGAACTTTTCAAGGGCTGTAAATGTATTCCCAGCAGCTATTCCCATTCCTTCCAAGGCTGCCGTAAATCTACGACCCCCGGCTTCAGAAGCCAAAACTGCTATGGAGTTAAACGCCTCCACCGAACCAAACAAATTAATCTGAGCCTGTATGTTTCCTTCAGTGGTTGTAATTAGTTCTTTTAGGAACCCTTCAAGCCCTTTGGCCTTCAGCCCTGCAACGCTGAAATCAATTCCTAATTGCTTTGCGGTTTCCGCTGCTTTGCCCTGGGGTTTGGCTATGTTGGCAAATACCTGTTTCAACCCACTCATGGTTTCTGTTGTGGCGATACCGGAAGCCGTAAGGGTGGCTACCGCTGCATTCAGCTCTTCAAACGTGACTCCAATAGCCGCTGCCGTTGCCAGTACCCGGCCAAACGAACCGGCCAACTCACCGGCTGTGGTTTTACCCCGTTTGATTGTCTCAAACAATATGTCCGAAACCCATCCCACTTTATCCGCCTCCATACCATAGGAGTTTATGGATGTGGTGAGCAAATCAACTGAACTCAACAAATCAGTAACACCGGCCTTGGCAAACTTGGCTGCATCTCCTAAAAAGGCAACTGATTTATTAACCTCTATTCCGGCAGAAATAACCTGGTATAAGGCTGAGGCTTTTTCAGTCATGGTCCCGTAGGCCCCACTAAGTTGGGTCATACCTTGCTGAAGGGATTTAGCCGAAAATTTGGTTTCATCAAATAGGGTTTTCACCTCGGCAAATTTTGTTTGAAACTGTATAGATTGTCTGGCCCAACTTGCAAAAACGCCCCCGATGACAGCAGCCCCCATTGCGATTCCCAGGTAACTCACAACCCGGCTGACCCGCTGAACGGCTGCCCCCATTTTTTTGAAAGAGGAGACAGTCCGAGTCCCGGTTACCCCCACTTGCTTTTCATAGTTCTTGACCAAAGCCTGAGAACGGGCTACGCCTGCTTGCATCTCTTTTGTATCTGCCCCAAAATGGGTTACCAGTTCGCCTATATCCATTTTAATCTCCTGCTATTCCAAACAGCCTTTTAATCGCCTTTGTTATTTCTTCTTTGCTCTGTCTACGTTCCTTTTTCTTAACGGCTCCTAAGCGTTTTCTTCTCATATGATCTAAACTTAAATCTTTCCATTCCACCGGGTTTTCATTCCCGTCCATCAACCCTCCGGCCTGTGCCTGGGTCAACCTGGTAAAGGTGGCCTGAGCATCCTGTTCCGAATAGCCCCAGGGCTCAACCTCACTGTATAACTTCCAATCCATCCATTGCCGGGCTGTCAACTCCTCCAGTAACTTATCTGGGTGGGAGTAGCCCAAGGCCAGGGCCAACCGAAATTTTAATCGACTTCCTTCTCGGTAGATAAGTTTTTTCTTGCCCTCTCTAACGCCTCTTTAGCAACACTATTTGCATCCTGGGCGGCATCGTACATTTCCTTAATCACACCGGCCTCTAACCTATCCAGCAGGGCAAACTCTTCCGGTTTATATTCCTGTACCCCTTTTTCATTACATAAACAAATTACAATCCACTTGGCCCGTAGGGAATCCTGCCGTTGTTCAATGATCATGTTGCCGTCACCTTGATCCACCAGCTTGGTTATCAGGTGCTCGTAATCTTCAAGGTCTTTTCCGTTTATCTGTCGAAAGTACACAAAGGCTTTCAGGGATTCAATATATTTCTTTATCGGTTTGGGGGAAGGGATTTTATCTAAATCGGCCCTGCCAAACACGGGGGTACTCACAGCTACCTCTGCCGGGTTTATTTCTGTTACTACTGTTTTTTTCTCTTCTGTCATTGATTAATCTTTTCTAGCCTCTGATTAAGGCTGTTCATTGTTTAAGCGGGTGTTGCCGAAGCTGACCCGGAATTAATAGTTGGATTACCACTAATTTTAATGGTCATGTTAGCTTCAATTACACTGGTTATTTCCAGGGGTAAACCCAATTCAGTAAGGAACCCTTCAAACTCAATTGTGGTGGAGTCTGTGTCTGGTAAAACCAGCTCGTAATTCACCAGGTCATCCGAATCGAAGTCAGCCTTCATTTGTTCGTATTCATCCCTTGAAAATCTCACCACCAAAGGAATTGTCCCACCATCCCGAAAGGTTGGCAGGAAGGTTTTATATCCGTTGGTAGCATTTAGAAGGGTTGTCTCAACTTGATCCCTGGTCATCCCAGGACCACCCACTGAGCGGACCCCGACAATCTCTTGCCAGGAACCATCGTATCGTCTTATTTGAGCACCCATTGCGGTTGCTCCGTCTGCTAGTGTAGTCATCTTTGTTCTCTCCTTTCTTTAGTATTTATTTAATTACCCGGCGTTGCGTTGCAAATCGAAATTGAGAATCCATCTCGCCCGATTATTCTCATCCCAATCCAGCAGGGCAATATCCCCTGCACAGGTAATTATTCCGTAAAAGGTACTGTTCCAGGTCTCGTTTGCCCGGCCCTGAAGCACAGCCCTTATACTATCCAGCAGGTTCCATCCAGCCACATAACTTCGGTTTCTAACCCTGATTTGTATGCCTGAATGTTCCCATCGTATAGTTCTATCAAAATATAAATCAGCCCCCGGTCCTGGGGTATCAAATATTGTCACCGTATTAGCCGGTGAAGCGGGTTCCTTGCCTATAAACAAGTCAGTTGCAAAGGTCAAGGCCAAACTGGACTCCGCCAATAATATATCTTTAATATCAACACTTGGAGCACTCATTTTTTGCTTACCCCCTTCGGTATCTTTGCATTCTCCCTAACCGTTCTCAAAATGTTGTGACGTTCCCGGAACACTGCGGCCACTAACCATTTGGCCCCTGCCCCTGGGCGTTGGAAATTAGCCCCCACATTTTCATGAGTGTAAGTAGCGTAATGGGCAGACCATCCAAGAGTCACATAAGGTTCTTTTTGTTGCTTGGCTATTTGGGTATATTCCGTGGTCAGGGCTTTATGCTGGGCTTTCATTTGAGCCGTTTTAGTACGGGCACCTGGACCAGAATGAGTAAAAACCCCTAGTTGTCCGCTACCCATTACCGTTGCCCCTCCTTTACTGGTAACCAAAAACCTGCTAGCCCGCAAATTCCCCCACTCCACTGGAATAGTAGGGCTTGTTTTTTCCACACTTTGCATAATCAGCATAGCCCCCCGGATAAGCCCTTCCAATGTCCGGCCCTCTATAGCCTTTACTTGCCTGTTCATGCTTTCAAGAACCCTTCGGCCCCCTGTTACCCTCATCATATCTGACTCCCTGAACCCAGATAAGCGGTCCGTACAAAGTCATCCGTTTCAAATACCATTGGCACCTTTTGCCACCGGATAATTCGCCAGGCTCCGTCCACCGTCATAGGGTTGTCCTCCTCAGAGGAATCCAGATCATCCAAGGTACCCAAAAACATATAACCTTCGTACTCCAAATCATCATTTACCAGGGCGTTTGCACTGGACACGGCTTCCTCTCCATTATCGCTTTGGACTATTTCGGTTTTATCCGTCCACCGGCACAACACCTCCACAGGATCAGGCCATACCTTGCTCCCGTACCCGTCATTGGTGCCTGGCCCCCAGTAGACGGCGGTTTGTACTATGAATTCTGCTACTACGTCTTCAATATCGCCCATAATATTTACTCAAAACTTGTTACAGCCGTTATACTTGCCCGTTTACCACTGACCTGGTCCCGCATCTTTCCTGTGGTATCCATTGCCAGCACCATTTGTCCGTATGGGGTTGTTTCCAGTCCCATTGCTGATTTCCCCATGTATTCAATACTCGCCCCACCAGCCCCGGCCTTGGCAGGCATACGTTTCAGGGTGCAGGCTATCAGGTGGGCCGTGAGCCAACACTCTATGTCCTCTTTTAGGGTGTCCTCCAAGGTTGTGTCTGACCCCAGGATTTCATCCACCATTAAACTGGCTGACTCTATGAATTTGGTCACCGCTGCATCAGCCGGGACACTTTTCATTATCAGGGTTACGTCTGCAATCGTTGTTCTAACTGCCATTTATTTCCTCCTGGCCTTCCACAGCTTCGGGTCTATGAAACTCAAAGCATCGCTGTTCCATTCCAGTCCCAACCAATCAATAGTTTCCATCATTTGGCTATAATCCCCGGCAACCATCCGTTCAGGCCAAACCACTTTACAATTCATCCCGGCCTGTATCATTTCAACAAACCGATCCTCATGCTGATGAATCCACCACAGCCACCCCTCGGCTTCTGTTTTGGCTCCCACGGCCCTCTGTATTTGTGTCCTGGCATATGCCCGCATGAACCCCGTACGCATACAACTGTTGATAATGTCGGGCGGTCTCCGGCGAACTATAATCCATTTGGCATCAGGGAAAGCATATTGCCAAATTGGCCAGGTTAAACAGGCTTTAGCCCCTTTGTAAAACCACGGGCCATCCTGCCAACCCTGTTCCCGGAACACTCCTTCAACCCGGTCTTTCCAGTTTGTTGGAATAACCAACCCCTTCACATTAGGCAAAGGATACTGCCCCATTGAGTCAGCCCCGATCTGTTTTAGGTAGGGCTTCACAATGGATTGCCTCACAACTGCATTCTCAAACATCCCTTTCTGATTATTCCCATTTGGCCCACTCATATTCCCACCAAAGGCTCCACAGATATTCACCATTGCAGCCACCATACTGGTACCGCTCCGGGCACATCCGGTTATCAGGATGGGTGAGGGCATTTGTTTATCCATCATCTCCAATGCTCCAATACGTGCTCGAAATGATCCCAACAAACCCCGCTCTTCATTTCATCTTCGGTCCATTGTCCGTTGGCCATCTCATTGAGGGCTTCCCGTTGTGTATCATGATCCGGCAACACCCCGTCCAACTCCTCCAGGTAGTACAGGCCCAGGGAATACAGCGGGTGATGCTTGGCCTCAACATAAAAGGGTATCCCGGCCAGGGTTGCATCCACCGCACTGGTGCTACTAAAGGTCACCAGGAACCGGGTATCTTTCAAGGCCTCCTGAATTGGGGGTAAACCTTTTACCAGCCTGGGGTGTTCCCGTACCATGACGGGGTAACCAAAATCCTGAAGTCGCACAGATATGTCATCCAGCCATTTACGATACCTAACCGGGCCAATCCCTACATTTGCATCGTTCTGATCTTGTTTGGCCAGCAGGATTTTAGTTCCACTCCATTCAAACGGCTTGTAGGTCATGATTTTGTCCACCCGGTTAAGGTCCATCCCTGGGTAGGTGTAGAACCCGTTTCCGGCCAGGCCATTTATTCCCACGGCCCAGTATTCTCCCCGTTTGACGTAGGCTTCCTCCAGCATGATAAAGGGTCGGTCAAACTCCTCACAAACTGCTATAATGGTTTGTTTGAGTTTAGCATTAAACCCCCCTTGCACTTTCCCGCTGCCAAAAATAACCACCATGTCAATGTCCCGGATATTGTGTTCAAGGAATGAAGTGGTTTGTATCTCCTCAACCTCATGCCCCCGGCCAATTAATCCTTCAGCAAAAGCACTCAGCGGTTCCTGGTGACGCTCCATCCCTGGGTTATGACAAACTAATACTCGCATATCCCAGCTCCTTCCTGACCTGCTCTAAGGCAGGACACACTTTAACCTGTTCTCTCAAATATGTTTTATCTTCCGGGGTCAGGGTCAACCGGGCTGTGCTCAATGGCCTGACTACGTTCAAATGCTCTGTACCCTTTGGTAGGGGTAGCCGGGTAAACTCACTGAAGCAACCCTCAAAGGGCAGATCCCACCAAGCCTGAGCCCTTTGCTGAATTTCGCAAGGGGTTTTTATCAATTCCTCATAATGGACAATGAACATTCCCTGATCTCGACGTCTGATGATTTCCTTTAGCCATTTAAGTGGGGCCGCCTGGTTATTCCCAATCCTTTCTGCACTGCTCCAATAAGTTGGTGTCCGTTGTTTGCTGGTGAGCACAAACCAGGGATCACGCACCGTAATTATTGGGGCAATCTGTGGATGTCTTTTAATGTTGTCCAGCTGAAACAGGTTTCGAGGAAACTTAGTGATAACCTTTTTCCGATCCAACTGCCAGCTCCAACCCCGCTCTATTGGGTTGTAATCCCAGCCGGGAAGGCATGAGGCAAACATATGATTCAACAGCTTAGTCCCGGAACAAGGGATTCCGCAAATTGTGATTCGTTCAATCATAATAGCCCCCTTATCCAAGGGTAATCTGTTGCTGCTCTTACCAAAGTGGGCTTACCGCTCCAGGCCACCACATGGGCCGGAGGTTGCCGGTTTGGATTACCCAAAATGGCTTCCTTTTTACCTATGATATAACCACGGGACAAATGGTCCTGAAACTTCGGTACATTGTCCCACCCCAGCAGCTCACCAATAAAACCCTGGTCACCACGCTGACCCCCGGTTCGCCGGTAGGGCTTTTCTGCCCTATAACCCGTGTTAAATTGCTCCCAGTTGGGCGTTCGTGAATCCCCGGTACCCTTGGCACCCTTTTTTATTTCAGCCAGCCCAGCGGCAATTACGGCCCGTGGATCTCTACGGCGTTGGTTCTTAATATTGCCCTCCGGGTCGGCCATAAAGGTTTCGTAAATACGGTTTGTTATCTCCGTATCTGAATGAAACCCCATTACCCCGCTGGCTGGCACATCCCCAATCAAACGCATACCCCGGTTAAAGCCCCGCAGCATGACAAACCCCAACTTCCTTACCACTCCGCTCAGGCCCGCAATACTCTTCAGTACCAGGGAGTCCAAATCCAGGTACAGCACCGGGCCGTCAAACAACCCTGGGCGGAACAGCTCCAATTTGCTCCACCACCCCGGCAAGTTATGCAACAGGGGTTCAATCTCGCAAACCCCGGCAACAGACAGGTCATCCGTTAGGCAAATAAAATTATAAGATGACCTCATATTATCTGAAACCTGCCGTTGGAGCCTTTCCACATCCACCTTGGAATACTGGCCTCCTGTTTTACACACACAAACAATGTTTAGCTTTTTCATTTTGCACCTTCCCCTAATAATGCCCCGAATTTCTGTTCATATTCCACGGGCTTAAACGGGCCCGCCCCACTTGACGGGGTGAAGGTATACTCTCCAAAATGAGGTTCCTCATTCACCAAATACAAATCAACCCGCACAAACGGTGGATTTCCTATCTTTTCAGTCAACTGCTTTGCAGCCCATATCATTTCCTGCAAGTGAGAGGGCTTGGGACAAACAATTGCCGGGTTCTGCTTTTCGGTTAATCGCCAGCAAGGCAATTGATTCCAGTCCGCATCGTAAAAAGCCTGCTCATGGTTTATTTTGCTGTCCATTATAGTCTGTATAAATTCCAGCTTACCGTGGAACATAAAGAATTTGTAATCCGTGGTAATATCCCCCAGGTGCTCTTCAATTAATACTCCAGGGGTTAATTGGGCATATTGTTTTTCAATATCAGCCCGGTAAAGTTGGCCCAGCCACCCTTTCATTTCCGTCCGAGCTTTCACCTGGTCAAATGTGTCCCGATTTTCCACTATGTTCCACCACCCGCAACCGTGGGTGCCTTTAATAACAAACTTTTCCGGCAAGGTGCTAAAATCAAACTCGTCAATCTCTTCCGGGGTAGTAAAGTATGCGTGTTCTTTAGCCCTGTAAATGTAGGAGGGCACAAATGCCTTCACTTTGTGTTTGTCCACATAAGTTGCATAATCAAAATCAGGGTAGGGGTTTGCCATGTAATGTTTTATGGCATCCGTAAAGCTCCGCTTTGGTATTGTTATGGTTTCCAGTTGGGCCGGTTCTTTTTTCCAGTTCAGCTTCCGCATACAACGCCGATGAAACACATATAGCCCGGACATACGGTAAATCATATAGCCTTTGTCAAGTAACCGTTTGCAGTAGTTCCAGTCAATGCCCTGTACGCCTGTGTCAATGGTCTTGAATTGAAGATCCTCCCAAATGCTCT